GTTTCCCAGTCACGATCATGTTAACAAGAGTAGAAACGATAGGGAGAAGTGGACTAGTTCAGAGATCTCTCTTGACCACCCGAAGCGTAAAGCAGAAGCTATCCGAGATCCTTCCGTCTTTACAGGTGGACTCACTACTTCCCTCACTGGTCTCCATTGTGACGTAGCTGTACTTGATGACGTAGTTGTCATGGAGAATGCATATACTGAAGAAGGGCGTAACCGTGTTAAGAGTCAGTACTCTCTCCTCTCATCCATCGAAGGTGCAGATGCTGAGGAATGGGTAGTAGGTACACGTTACCATCCTAATGACCTATACTCTGAGATGATGGAGATGACTGAAGATCTCTATGATGAAGAAGGAGATATCATTGGCTCAGAGGCTATCTATGAGAAGTTCGAGAGAGCTGTAGAAGACAGAGGAGACGGTAATGGACAATTCCTATGGCCTCGTCAACAACGTAAGGACGGTAAGTGGTTTGGGTTCAACAACCAAGTACTTGCTAAGAAGCGTGGTAAATATCTAGACAAGACACAGTTCTACGCTCAGTACTACAATGATCCTAACGATCCAGAAGGCAATGGCATTGATCGTAATAAATTCCAGTATTATGATAAGAATTTACTTGACAACAAATCTGGACTATGGTATAATAAGGGCAACAGATTAAATGTCTTTGCATCTGTCGACTTTGCTTACTCTACTAATAAGCGATCTGACTACACAGCAATTGTAGTAGTTGGTGTCGATCACACAGGACATATCTATGTGTTAGATGTAGATCGATTCAAGACAGATAAGATCTCTGAGTACTATAAACATATCTTAGAGATGTATGAGAAGTGGCAGTTCAGGAAGATCCGATGTGAGGTTACAGCAGCTCAGAAAGCTATTGTAAGAGAACTTAAAGACCAGTACATTATCCCAAATGGTATTGCTTTAAGTATCGATGAACATAAACCTACACGTCATATGGGTTCCAAAGAAGAACGTATGAAGGCTATCTTAGAACCTCGTTACGATAACATGACTATCTGGCACTACCGTGGAGGTAACTGTCAGGTACTAGAGGATGAGCTTGTATTAGAACATCCACCTCATGATGACGTAAAGGATGCACTAGCTTCTGTAATTGAGATTGCTATTGCTCCTTCATCTACTTCTTCTATGCAACGTAAACTAGTTAACATTAAATCACATCCAAGATTCGGCGGAATATATTAAATGACAGGTACAACATTAGACTTATATACACCTAATGCAAGTGGTGTAGATGGCATCGCTACTGACATTGCTACTAAATGGCAAGAGTGGAATAACCTCCGTAACACTTGGTTAAGTGAGAAGCGTGAGCTGCGTAACTACGTATTCGCTACCGATACACGTTCAACTACTAACGCTACTCTTCCTTGGAAGAACTCTACCACTATCCCTAAGCTCTGTCAGATCCGTGACAACCTTCATGCTAACTATATCTCTGCATTGTTCCCACATGCTGACTGGCTGTCTTGGGAAGGTGCAGATGCACAAGCTGAAGCATCTAAGAAGCGTCAAGCTATCACTGACTATATGAACAATAAAGCAGATGCCAGCGGAATGAAGGATACAGTAGGTAAACTTATCTACGACTGGATTGATTACGGTAATATCTTCGCTACTCTTGAATGGGTAGATGAACGTAAGAAGGATGAGACAACTGGTGAAGTAACACAAGGTTACACAGGACCTAAGCTTCTACGTATCAGTCCTGAAGATATCGTGTTCAATCCTACTGCTCCTGACTTCAAGTCTGCTCCTAAGATCGTACGCTCCTTTGTATCTATTGGTGAACTTCAACGCATGATCGACAATGAAGATAACGAAGATGCTAAGAAGATCATGAAGCTGGCTTTCGATAAAGCTATGGTAGCTCGTCAGTCTAACTATTCTACAGCTCAATACAATAAGCAGAACCGCTTCATGGTAGATGGTTTCGGTACGCTACAGGAATACTATTCCTCTGGTTTAGTAGAGCTTCTTACATTCTATGGAGACTTCTATGATGTAGAGAAGAAAGAGCTACTACAAGATCAAATCATTGTTATTGCTGATCGTAACTATCTCATCAGCTCTAAGACTAATCCTTCTTGGTTGCGTAATAACCTTATCTTCCATTCTGGATGGCGTGAGCGTCAAGACAATCTATATGCAATGGGTCCTCTTGATAACCTAGTCGGTATGCAGTATCGTATCGACCACCTAGAGAACCTAAAGGCTGATGCATTCGATATGATTGCATTCCCAGTACAGAAGGTGCGTGGTTACGTAGAAGACTATGAGTACGGACCGGGTGAACGTATCTATGTAGGTGACGAGGGTGATGTAACATTCATGTCTCCTGATGTAACTGTACTTAATGCAGATACACAGATCGCTATCTTAGAGAACAAGATGGAAGAGATGGCTGGTGCACCTAAGCAAGCTATGGGCTTCCGTACACCGGGTGAGAAGACTGCCTTTGAAGTACAGACTCTAGAGAATGCAGCTAACCGTGTCTTCCTAAACAAGACAGCTATGTTAGAGAAGCAGCTACTTGAACCAGCATTGAACGCTATGCTTGAGCTAGCTCGTCGTCAACTAGATGTAGTAGATACTATCCGTGTATTCGATAACGAGACTTCTGCTATCCTCTTCCAAACTATTACTAAGGAAGACATCACAGCTAACGGTAGACTTGTACCACGTGGTGCATCTCGATTCGCTCGCAAGTCTCAGATGCTACAGAACCTAAACAATATCTATGGTTCAGCACTAGGTGTAGATCCTGCAGTTAACGTACACATCTCTGGTAAAGAAACAGCTAAGATGCTTGAAGAGTTACTTGAGTATGAAGATGGTACAATCGTACAGGACAACATCCGTATCATTGAGCAAGGTGAGACAGTACGAGTACAAGAGGCAGTGCAGAGAGAACTACAATCAGAGAACGCACAGGTAACCTCGCAAGATGAAGAACTCCTATAAGATTAGCCCTAGATGGTCTGCCCATAAGCAAGACCCTAAGGAGAAAGAAGAATTCAATAAGCTTGTTAAAGCTGCTGACATTGTACTAGAGAGACTAGATACATTGATCAAGCAAGAGCTTACTGATGTGACTAAGACAGATAAGGTAGACTATGATTCTCCTAGCTGGTCACATAAACAAGCGCACTTGAATGGTATGCAAGATGCATACAGTAAAATACTTAACCTAACAAACCATGTTATTAAGGAAATAGAATGACTATATTTGAAGATTCCCAGAAGCAGGTAACCTCACCTGAATCTGAAGCACCAGCAACTCAGGAAGCTGAACAACAGACTTCTACATTAGATGCGTTGGTGGGAGAAGGTAAGAAGTTTGCAGACGTTGAATCCTTGGCCAAGGGTAAAGCAGAAGCAGATTCGCATATTATGAACCTTGAAGCACAGATTAAGGAGCTTCGTGAAGAAGTACTTAAAGGTGCATCTGTCGATAAGGCACTCCAAGAAATCAAGGAGAATATGAAACAACCTGAAGCTCCAGCACAGGAGACCCCTGCTGCCTTTGGTGCCGAGGATGTATCTCGTATTATCCACGAACATGAAGCTAGTAAGACAGCTAATCAGAACCTTCAGACAGCACATGATTCCTTTGTTGCACACTTCGGTGGAGACAAGGACAAAGCGGTAGAAGCTATGACAGCTAAGACAGCAGAACTAGGTATGGATCAAGAGACCCTACAGAGTATTGCTGCCAAGTCTCCTAGCGCATTCCTATCTATGATGGGGATTCAATCTAAGCAAGCTGAGAAGTTCGATGGTCTTCCTAAGTCTGCTGTTAATACTATGACAGGTAATCTTAACACTAATACATCAGCTGATCCTACGCATATGGATTACTGGAGTAAGATGCGTCGAGAAAACCCTGATGAGTATTTCAGTCAGAAGAGATCCGCTGAACGTATGCAGCTCGCATTAGACGGTAAACTTAAACTATAAAATATATGAGGATATAAATCATGAGTGGTTTTACTACTACTTCTCCAGATCATCTTATCCGCTCTCAGCTATGGTCTGCTGAGCTTAAGGAGATCTTGGAAGATGAATTGATGGGTGCTCGTTATGTTCGTGATATCTCAGATTTCACCGATGGTGAGGTAATGAACATTCCGAGTATTGGTCAAGCAGAAGTCGACAATTATGTTGAGAACGAAGATGTCAAGTTCCGTGCAATGGATACTGGTAACTTCCAATTCAGCATTACAGAATACGTTTCTTCTGCAACTTACGTAACAGACAAGATGAAGCAAGACTCCATCTATATGGCTATGATCACTTCTACATTCGTACCTAAACAGGCACGTGCTATTATGCAGAAGTATGAGCAAGATGTATTTGCTTTGGGTAACTCCCAGACAATCTCTGACAACAACGTAATCAACACAGCTGAACACCGTTTCGTAGCTACTGGTGCCTCCAATGCTATGGCTATCGCTGACTTCCCTAAAGCTCTATACGCTTTGAAGAAAGCTAACGTACCTCAGAATGCGTTGACTGCTATTGTTGACCCGTCTGTTGAATACACAATCAACACATTGACTCAGTTGACAAGCGTAGCTGATAACCCAATGTTTGAAGGTATCGTAACTTCTGGTATCGGTATGGGTCCTCGATTCATCCGTAATATCTATGGCTTCGATACATACGTGTCTAACTACTTGGCAGATGCTCCGGCAGCTGAGGTATTGGATACTGTAAACGTTGGTGCTGACGGTTATAAAGTAAACTTGTTCTTCTCTGCACAGTCTGACATCCTACCATTTATTGGTAGCTGGCGCCAGTCTCCACGTGTAGAATCTGAGCGTAACATGAAGAAGCAGCGTGATGAGTATGTAACTACAGCTCGTTATGGTGTAGCTTTGTACCGCCCAGAGAACTTGGTTTGCGTATTGTCTAACCCAGCAGTTGTTGCTTAATAGGAGGATAACGATATGACTACATGGCGTAATGCAGACGGTCTTGTTATCGCATTCGGTACATCTCAGGGTGAACCAGCAGTAACAGGTGAAGTACATATGGAAGGTGGTCTACATAAGATGTTGATCAACCTCACTGCAGAGGATCTTCCAGCAGCAGGAGCAGGTGCAACTCGTCTTGACCCTCTCCCAACAAGTGCTATCCCATCTGGTGTAGTAATTGAATCCTGTACCTTGAAGGTTGATGAAGCTTTCGTAGGTGTAGGTGCTACACTTGATATCGGTCTAGCAGAAGAAGACGGTACAGAGATTGACTTTAACGGTCTAATCGCTGCCGCTGCTACCACTGATATGGATAGCGTAGGTGATACAGTTGCAGGTGCTGGTGCATCTGTAGGTGCAGCACTTACTGAGATTGGCTTTGTGACAGCTACTGTTACTTCAGCTGATTTCACTGATGGCTCCGCAGCTATCGAAATCGTATATCGTAAACAGCGATAAACACATAGGGTATATGGGGAGCTTCGGTTCCCCTCCCTATAACTTACTAAGGAATTAAATATGGCAGAGCATAGAACACTTACAGGTGTGCAACTACATGAACCTAAGGGAGCTGATACAGCAGCAGCTGGTACAGTGTATATCTCTGACGGTGCAGGATCAGGTACATGGTCCACTATTACTCCATCTCAGGCTCCTGATGTAATGGCGTTAGCTCAAGGATCACAGTCTGGCTCAGGTAATCCTTACGACGATGATCTTACTTTAGCGCAGACATATGACAGCAATGGACTATACAATCCAACTACAGGTATCTTTACAGCAGCTGAAGCTGGTACATATCTAGTTGACTGTACCTATTCTATTACACCAACAGGTAACGGGGATGTTAACTTTGAGCTGCAGAAGAATGGTGTCCAAGAAGATCTAATATCTCAAGATAGTACGGAAACAGGTGT